GACACACCATGTGTCTGTCAGGGATGAACACAGAATAACACATAACATAAAAAAAGAAAGGGCCGCGTTAGCAGCCCCTTCAAAAGTTCTATTGAACTAATTATGCACCTGGAGAACCGTAGATACCTAGTGGGTCAGATACACCGAATGAGTAACGCTCACGCGCTTTGTAGCGCACGTTACCTGTATCGAAGTCACCATCCATAGATGTCTGCATTGCAGTACGCACAAAGTGCTTCATGCCGTTTGGAACATCTGTAGTGATGAAGAATGCATCTGTGTCAGTTAGATAGTGGTTGACACGGTAGCCTTCTGGGATCGAACCATTCGAACGCAATGCGTTGATGTCGTTATCCGCTGTACCTACACGTAACTCTGTTTGTAGCAAACGAGTTGCAACGAACATTAGCGCAGGTGGAACGATTAGCTTACGTGGGCGAGCTGCAATCAATAGGCCGCGTTCATCAGTGTACGCTGCAATATCAATAACTGCTTGCTCAAGTGAAGTTTCGTTCAAGTCAGCATTTGTTGAAGGTTTGTTTGCGTTTGTTCCGCCTTCCACTGTTGGGTGGTTGGTTGCGAACAAGAACACATTGTCACCTGATTTGAAAGTGTCAAAACCTGTGTTCAACAAGGAAGCCGCTTTAACCTGCTTGGTATACGCCATAGCGCGAGCCAAGGCTTTTGTATAACGAGCAGATAGTGAATCGTACAAGTTGTCTTCCATCGCCTCTTCGGTGACAGAGAATCCCATTGCAACCGTTTCGTGGTTGTAACGAGCTGTGAACGACTCTTGTGCATTGTCGTAAGAAATTGATGCACCTTCTGCTTTCACAGGGGCTGCAGCAAATCCAGACAATTTGACTTCTTCCTCAAAGCTACGCTCTGAGTTTTCAGTTTCATAAATCTCTGCATGTTCATTTTCGTACTTGTCGTACTCAAGTCCAAACAATGCATTAAGACCAGGTAATAGCTCTTTGAGGAGCTGGGCGCGTGAAATAGCCATTGTCTAACTCCTTATAAGCCTACGTTGTTTGTCATCTGATGCGCACCAGGATTGAACTTAACAAGAACATCTGGATATGCATCAGCAGGATCAGACACATGTGAAACAATGCGGAACGCTGCCGCTGTAGTTACAACTGTCGCATCCAATGCAGAAGTAGAGTTACCTGTTGCTGTATTACCAGTAGAGGTAGACTGTGCTGATGCAAAGAATGTGTTTGTGCCAATAATGGTTTGCGCTCCTGCACCATCAAGCTGCGCTTGGAATAGTACATTCGGATCGTCAACCACATATGCTTTGATCGCAGTACTATTGCTGTTTGTGCCAGATGGATAGTACTGTGCCTGAACACGTTGACCTGAAGAGTTTACATACTCACAACCAACGAAGACGCCGATGCCGCCTACGCCTGTTGTGCCTGAAATGCTGTTAGAGGTCAGGTCTGCACCTGTACCTGTAGCCAGCGCGATATACCCATCGGCCCCAATGATAACAACTTGCCCATAGAATAGGTTAGTCGCTTCACCAGCAGGATCGATGAGATACTGGTTTGTTGCACCAGCATATGGCATTCCGTCCGCACGGCGGACTGGACGAAGGCCATAAGGAGCTGCTGTAGTAGCCATAGCTCTATTTCCTCACAATCTGAGTTTCAACCAAGCAAGCTCCCCCGAAAGGTTACTTGCCAAACGATGATCGTGTGCTTCGCTCTGGATTCAGAACGGGCATACGAGGGTCTGAGTTACGCAAGTAGGAGTTGTCAACAGCTTGCATCTGGCTTGCGGCCTGAGCATTCTGCGCGTCCCGTCTAGCTTGCATATTTTCGGTTGAGTTCTGACATAGCAATAACCCACCGACCTCAATATTGTCTGTAAATCGAGAATCGATATCAGACACAACTTGAAGGTTTGGATGATCCTCTTTTCGAACAGGTGTCCATCCCTCACGAAATCTAGAAGAAACATTCGTATTGTCATTCTGTCCAAGTGTTGATGTGCGAATCCAGCGGTATTCGATACCGGGCTTGGGTTCGGGGACAGGTAACATCGAAGGTCTCTGCCATGACACCTTGCGTTGGCCCGACTCGCGGGTCTCTGTAGTGCGTGAGTTTCGGTTCGACATTATTTCATATCCTTCATTAATTGCGCCGCATATTGTTCATTCGTCAGACCAAGTCTCTTGGCGAGAGAGACCTGCGTTGAGGTCAGTTGCACCTTGCGTGGTTTTTTGCCGCTTCGAGCGGCGGGGGCAACCACGTTGCCAGCTTGACGTTGCGGTGCTGTCTCCTCAAAAGACACATCGTCAAACCTATCTGGGAACACGCGGCGAACCGCGCTGTCAATTTTATTGTAATACTCTTCGGTGTCTGGCGCAACTCCGCTCTTCACAAGTTTCTCATGAAGCCCGTAAGCATAACCAGTCATCTCTGAGTCTTTCTCAAACCACTGATTGCGCTCTGCCCACTTCATAGCACGGTCACTTGGACGGTTTGGCTGTGGGGTTTGCTGCTGATATTGTGGTTGAGGTGCTGGCTGGGGAGCGGGTTGAGGACGGTAGTTATCATACCGAATACGCTCATTCTGAAGCACAGTGAGTTTTTCTTGTGCCTCAAGAAGTGCATCAGGATCACCTGACTCGTAAGCCGCTTTATACGCGGCCTTTGCTTTGTCTAGCTCCGCAGCAACACGCCCTTTAGCCTGATTGACAAGTACGTTCTCACCTTCAGAAAGTGTTTTGCGCAGATTGTCATTTTCAGTCTTGATCTGTTGAGCATAACGTAGAGCTTCTTCTTGAAGTCGAGCAGCTTCTTCTTTGGCTCGACGCTCTTCATGATACTCAAACTTTAGCTGCTTGATCCGCTTCTGTACGCCTTCGCTGTAGGATTGAATCTCGTCATCGTCTGGCACTTTTGGATCAGCACCCTCAGCCCGACGAGGCTTTCCTTTATCTTGATCTGGCGTGTCATCTACGACTTCAATTTCGAAGCCGTCATCGTCATCTCCAGTATCTAATTTATTGCCATGAGCTTTTTCCAAAGCCTCAGCAACTGTTTCTTCTTCGAACTCTTGTTCTTCAGCTAGATTATTCATGCTCTTGCGTACCCCCGTGGATCATCGACCACTGCTTCCACAGTGTCGTCATTAATAAGTCTGAACTCTTTTCCATGAATCTTGAATCGAGTGCCTGAATAAGATCGGAAGATCACAAAGTCTCCCTGCTTACAAAACGCCCCATTCGGAAACTTGTCTTTGTCGGCGTAGGCATCTGGGCCTAAGCTCATAACAAAACCAATAATGGACGCTGTTTCTTCTGCTGACTTGAGTCCGTCAGGCATAAAAACCCCACCTTCGGTTTTATCGCTGACTTCGGGTACACCAATAAGGATTTTGTATCCTTGTGGTTTAGGTAGTTTAGAGGCTACCTTCTCCTCTGTAGTTGTATTACCTGTATACATTTTTTACCTTGCAGTGATTAAAGGTTCACAGATACCTTGCGTGGACTATCCACGAAGTACTCCCAAATTTAAGATAACGAAAAAAGTTCTACGTTTCAATATATCTCTTTTCGATTTCTGCTAAGTCCTGCCGAATGAACTGTAAACCTTCGTTTCTTCCCACCAAACGATTGTACATTGCCATATCTTCAGCCTGACCAGATGCGAGGTAGTTTTTTATATCTTCCTCGTATTCATCAATCCTCTTTGCGAGGAGCTTGAATATATCATCCATCTCCCTTCGATAACTCCTTCGCTATTTCAATACCAAGTTTTGCACCTTCTTTTTGATCTGCTCGTTGTGACTTATCCAAGTCTGTAGCGAGCTTGACCCCCAGACGCGCCCCTTCGCGCTGGTTCTCAGCGGCGATGCGCTCCGCTTGAATTTGTGCATTTGAACTTTTCGCCATTGCATCAAGCTGCAGCTTCTGTGTGTCCATAGCAATCTTATGCTCAAGCTCACGCTGCTTGAGTTGAAGTTCTTGTTGCTGCATTTGAACAACTGGGTCTTGCTGTTGCTGTTGGATTTGCTGCTGCTGTGCTTCGGCTTGGTCTTTCTGCAATAGCTTTTCTGAAGCCTCTTTTGCC